GAAAAGTGGAAACGGCGGTGAGCTATCCCAAAAACAGCAAATACACACCCAGGCCATCAGAGATGGAAGGGGGAGATATGAAGATGCCAATCAAAGAACCGGAGACATACAGCATTATCGGGTCCGCACTTGTTTTGCTAATGACTGCACTTGGAGCTATTGCAAACTATGCGTGGAGAGTGATTAACGGTGAAAAATTCAGGCTTTCGTTTTTCATTATGAAGCTCTCTATTTCAATTTTTGCAGGAGCGCTCGTCTTGTTGGCTGCAAGTTCGCTCAATTGGTCGGCTGAATTGGCTGGGGGCGTAGCGGGTCTGTCTGGATGGTCTGGGGCGTCAGCAATCAGAGCATTGGAGTCAAGATTCCTTCAGCGCTTAAAACAAGGCGAGGATAAATAGCGATGCCTAACTTAAAAATAAGCCAGCGTGGTATAGCGCTGATTAAACAATTTGAAGGCTGCAAGTTATCCACTTACCCAGATCCGGCTACCGGTTCAACTCCGTGGACGATTGGTTTTGGACACACCAAGGGCGTGAAGCCTGGCGATGTGATTACCGCCGCACAAGCTGAGCAATATCTTCTTGATGACCTGGCCCCGATATACATCACTATCGAGAATGCTGTAAAGGTGCCACTTAATCAAAATCAATTCGATGCTCTGTGCTCATTCATTTTCAATTTGGGCGCGGGTAATTTCGTGAAGTCTACTTTGCTGAAGAAACTGAACGCAGGCGATTACCGAGGGGCCGCTGATGAATTCAGTAAGTGGGTAAACGGAAATGGTAAGCCAATGCCAGGGTTAATTAGACGGCGAGCCACAGAACGCGAGCTTTTCCTCGCATGAGCCGCGTAACGGCAATACTCATTGCTGTGCTTATCGCTTCACTATTTGGACTAACTTACTACCACTACCGAGTTCAATCGCTCAATCGTGATGTAGCTGAGTTAATCAAGGTAGCCAAGCAGCAACAAGCCACTCTAGACCAGATAGAAACCCAGCGCCAAGCAGTAGCCGCTATCGATATCAAACACACCAAGGAACTAGCAGATGCCAAATCTGAAAACGAGCGCCTTCGTGCTGATATCGCTAACGGCACTAAGCGGTTGCAGCTCAACGCCACATGCACAAAGCCAGTGTCCAAAACCACCGGCCCCGCCAGCATCCCTGATGATGCCAGCGCCAGACTTACTAACGCCGCTGAACGGGATTATCTCAGTCTCCGCGAGCGAATCGGAATTGCCACGAGCCAAATAAACGGCTTGCAGGACTACATCACTAACGTGTGCCTGGCTAAGTAGAATTCCCCCGACAAGGAATAGATAGCTTCTCTCGATGGAGGTGATCGCCTGTTTCACTGGGCCTATCTTGGCGGCTCGGAAAGACGAGAAGTGGTGTAGCAACGCCGAGAGGAGTAGCAAAGCCGCGAATCAGAGTGGAAAGAAGTATTGAATCAAGTGATATATGGCTTTGGGGTTTTTACCTAAGAACCAAAATGCGATACCGATTGCTGCAGTAATGTTCATATCAATTTTTATGTTAATCATGGTTTGTTCCTCACGTTTCGGGAGCGACATTGCTTTCCTATAGTGAGTTGTATTAATTATTCCATATAAAACAATTTGTTATGTTTTCACTGAAAACAAAGAAAGGCTCAGTTTAACGACTGGGCCTTTTTTGTACCCGCAATACCCCGCGCACCGAAAGCGCAATAACCCACCGAAGAACCTGTTTAGGAATGAAGCCTGTGGATCCCAGCATGACTGGCGAGTCTCTTCGGGCTGCTATCCATTTCGGCAGGCTTCATCTCTAAAAAGGTAATCGCTATGACATATCCAACCGTGATCGTAAACGGCGTTTCTGTTCGTGTGGACAGCGAAGGCCGATACAACCTGAATGATCTGCACGCAGCCGCTGTATTGAAAGGCGAGGCTACTAATAATCAAAGGCCGAGCCAGTTCATGCGAAGCAAGCAGGTGCGTAAGTTTGTGCAAACATTAAGCGCAGTGCAAAAATGCACGGCGGTAGATTCAGTGAATGGCGGCCCAAACCATGGTGTGTGGGGAATGGAGTTAGTTGCCATACGATACGCAGCCTGGTTAAGCCCTGAATTCGAAATCAGAGTGTATGAAACCTTCCGTGAAGCCGTGCTAAATGGCATCAGTAACATGACTCGACTAAATAGACTCGACCTCCTGATAGCTAATGAGGCGAAAGAGGTTAGCGACAGCGCCCGTAAAATGAATCGTTGGGGGATCGGCGGGCGCAAGAAAATGCTCAATGACACTCGTGAGAATATTATTGACCAGATGGATCCGGATATGGTGGCAATCATGGAGGATAAAGTCGCATGAGTGAACAAACGAATAAAATAATCAGTGACCTGTTATTAAAGGCGAGCAATGGCATTGATTCCGCTGTGGCGTTCAGTCAGGCGCAAATGCCTGATGTTATTGAACAACTAATGCGCTGGAAAATGGCGTCTTATGGTCTAAGGGTATTTACATGCATTTTGCTCTTAGCTTTGATGTGTTTTTTCATTAGAAAGTCATGGCAGTGGCATGAGGGATGTGAAAAGGAAACGGCAGGGCCCGTTGGGCTAATTTTGTCTGGAGCGATAACGCTGATTAGCCTGTTGGTTTTATTCGCTAACGTTGGTAATGTCATCCAGTTGTGGTTCGCTCCAAAGGTTTGGTTGATTGAGTACGCGGCTGACTTAATAGCCACAAAGTGAAATAACAGGATTGAGAGCCACTTTCACAACGGCTCTCAATCATTACAGACAAAAACCAGAAGAAGGAACAGAAGAATGATGACGATAAAGTTTGTATACAAAGAGGCAGAAGAGCGAATTCACGAAGCGACAGAAGTCCGGTTATCGAAGAGCGGTAACCTGCACGTCACGCGCCCAGACAAGACGACTGATGTAGTTGAGCTGAGTCCCGGCACTACTGTCTACGTGGCTAACGATGCGGGTAAAACGGTATCTCGATACTTTGGGCTAAACAAAGAAGAACCGGAAACCGGCATTCAATTGCAATGTGCGTAATTTATAAAACTCTGCAAAAGGTGCTCATGAAGTGCCTTTGACAGAATCTTATATAGGTTTTCACATATCGAGGTGTCGGCCAATCAGCGGCTGAGACTTTACCAACCAGCGGAATATTCTGTTATGTCTAATTCAGACATACAAATGAAGCGGCCATATCCGCCATTATCATTCATCAATGAGTTCAGACCACACATTGAATTGGTTCCCGCCACTGAAGTGCTTGAATGGGTTAACAGTCAAATACTCAGTGACGAAGGCGAGCTACACAATCCCGACCACGGACACTTAATTGACGCTGACATAAAAATCATGTGGGCATCATCTGCGTTTGAAAAGCAGGGCCGCACTGTCCTTGGTCAAGCCGAACAGGTAGCAATGAGAGCCGGTGGCTGGCAAAAGGCCCGAATGGAGCAACAGATGTATGAATGGTTTGGTGATGTGCCGACATTCATCATCACCCTGGCTGCTGATTACTGTGCTCAATGCTCTGACCTTGAGTTCTGTGCACTGATAGAACATGAGCTTTATCACATCAGTCACGCAAAGGACGAATTCGGCGCACCAAAGTTCAACAAAGAAGGGCAGCCGGTATTGAAACTGCGCGGTCATGACGTTGAAGAGTTTGTCGGTGTAGTTCGCAGATATGGTGCGAGCGTTGAAGTCCAAGAAATGATTGACGCAGCAAACAATAAACCAGAAGTAGGCAATCTCAATATAGCGAGGGCGTGCGGGACGTGCCTGCTGAAACTGGCCTGATTAGTTACATTACGTTAGTCATGGAGGATGCCAATGGCTGCACTAAAACCAGAGGTCAAAGCCTTCATAGTTCAAGCCTTGGCCTGCTATGACACCCCCTCGCAAGTGGTCGCGCAGGTGAAACAAGAATTCAACCTCACCTTGACTCTTCAGCAGGTTTCTTCATACGACCCGACAAAGGCGATTGCGAAGAATCTCGGGCAGAAATGGATAGACCTTTTCAACTCAACTCGCTCCCGCTTTCAAACTGAAATATCCGACATCCCAATTGCCAATCGCGCTTATCGACTTAGGGCGCTCGACCGTATGGCTACAAAGGCTGAGACCATGAAAAACTTTGCTATGACCGCTCAATTAATGGAGCAGGCCGCGAAAGAGGTTGGCGATGCGTATACCAATAAACAGAAAGTTGAACACTCAGGCGGGATGTCTATTAGCTCAGTAGCATCAGTAATGGATGAGATAGGAGATGATGACCTGTAAGGGGTGGCTGTGTTAACTGATAAACAGAAAAAGCTGCTAAAGAACAGGTTCTGGCGTCTTAATCACCTCTACAAAATCAAAGACAAAAACGGAAAGTGCGTCACTTTCAAAATGACTCCTGAACAATTGGAGTATTTCGACGGTATGCACGACCGAAACGTGATCCTAAAGGCAAGGCAATTAGGTTTCACGACAGAGGTTTGCATCATCCAGCTTGATCTCGCACTGTTCCATAAAAAAGAATGTGCACTTATCGCTCACTCCCTTCCCGATGCAGAGCGCCTGTTTCGAAATAAAACCCAGTACGCCTACCGGCTTTTACCGGATGATATTAAGCGAGCAAATCCTTTAACCAAGGAAACGACGAGCGAATATGTGTTTGATAAAGGTGGCAGCGTAACGGTATCCACATCGTTTCGTGGCGGTACGCTATACAGCTTGCACGTTTCGGAGTTTGGCAAGATATGCGCGAAGTACCCAGAGAAGGCCAAAGAGATAGTAACTGGTGCCTTCGAAGCTGTGCCGCTGGGTGGAAAGATAACCCTTGAGAGTACCGCCGAGGGGCGCGCAGGCTATTTCTACGATTACTGCCAGGATGCAGAGAAAGCGCAACTCCAAGGGAAGGAACTTTCAAATCTCGACTGGAAGTTCTTTTTCTTCTCCTGGTGGAAGAATCCACAGTACGCAATCGACCCTGTTGAGGCTTTACCACAGCGCCTGGTTGATTACTTCGCTGAGATGGAAGCTAAGCACTGCGTTCATCTTAACGAGCGCCAGAAATCCTGGTACTACGCCAAAGAAAAGACGCTCGGCGATGACATGAAGCGGGAATATCCAACCATCCCCGCCGAAGCATTCCAGCAATCAGTCGAAGGCGCTTACTACGCCAAACAATTCCGCTGGCTTTATACCAACAAGCGGATCTGCAAATTACCTGATAACTCACATCTGCCGGTTCACACGTTCTGGGATATCGGTGTGGGTGACTCAACGGCCATCTGGTTTGTTCGTGAGGTGGGCGAAGAATTCCACATTATCGACTACTACGAGAACTCAGGCGAAGGCTTGCGGCACTACATGAAGATCCTAAAAGACCGTGGCTATACGTATGGCGACCATTGGGGGCCGCACGATATCGAAAACCGTGAATTCGGCTCTGATGCCAAGTCTCGCAAAGAACTGGCGCGGGAAGGCTATGAAATTGATGGGCAGATTTATTCCATGACATTCAAAGTGGTGCCGAAAACTGGCGTCGATACCGGCATCGAGTCTGTGCGTGAAATCTTACCCAAGTGTGTCTTTGATGATGAGAAGTGCGCTGAAGGCATAACTCACCTCGAAGGATATCGGAAGGAATGGGACGATAAACGCGGCTGCTGGAAAGACAAACCATTTCACGATCACACCTCTCACGGCTCTGATGGGTTCCGCTATTTTGCAGTAGCGAAGAACAATAAGCGCACATACAAAACCACGGTTCGCCAATTCTCAGCTTAACTGGATACAAAAAAATGACGGATGACGTTCGCAAAAGATCGCCCAAAATCGAGGCCATCGCCGAATGCTGGCCGATGATTATGGCCTTGCGAGGCGGCACTACGGCAATGCGTAAGGCGGGGAAGATTTACCTTCCTCAGTGGCCCAATGAAGATGACGGGTTTTATAAAAGTAGGCTCAATACGGCAACTCTGTTTCCAGCATTTGCACGAACCGTTGAAGTATTGAGTGGTAAGCCATTTTCACGGCCTGTCACTTGGGCTGAAGATGTGCCGGCGCGAATAGCTGACATGTTTGACGATATCGACATGCAAGGCAGAAACTTGCATAGCTTTCTGGCTGATGTCTGCGAAGAGGCTATAAGCAATGGTATTTGCGGAATTCTTGTTGAACACCCTCCAGTGGATACCGGACTAACGATCGCTCAAGAAAAAGCGATTGGTGCACGTCCTTATTTTGCGACGATTTTAGCTAATAGTCTTTTGGACTATAAATCAACGCGCGTAAATGGGCAGGAGACTATTACCCAGTTACGTTTTGTTGAAATGGTAGCCGAGGAAACTGATAGCGAATTTGCTGAAAAAATAGTTGAGCAAGTCCGTGTTATCGATATAGGCAGGTGGCGCACCTACCGAGAAAAGAAAAACGAAATCACAGGCGTGAAAGAGTGGTTGCTACACGACGAAGGAACAACAACTTTACAAAAAGTTGCATTTGTCCCTGTTTACGGCGATCGCATTGGCTTTATGCAATCCAGACCTCCGCTTGTAGAACTTGCTCACATGAATGTTGAGCACTGGCAATCGAAGAGTGATCAGCAAACAATCCTCCATGTTGCCAGAGTCCCCATCCTGTTTGGTAAAGGGATGGATCAAGACCAAGTAATTACAGTTGGTGCAGCCAGTGCGGTAATTTCCGAGAAAGATAACGCCGACCTAAAATATGTTGAGCACTCAGGTAAGGCCATTGAGTCAGGGCGGTTAGATATCCTTGATTTAGAGGATAAGATGCGGCAAATAGGCGCTGAGCTTCTTGTGGTTAAGCCCGGCAGAACAACAGTTGCCCAGACATTGGCAGAGAATGAGGCTGGCACCTGTGCGCTACAGAGGATCGTTGGTGACCTTACCGATGCAGCAAATCAGGCGCTGCAATTTATGGCTGACTGGATTCATGAAGAAAAGGGCGGACATATATCAATATTCCGTGATTTCGGAGCAGCAACGCTTGCTGAGGCTTCAGCAGAACTTTTGCTTGAAATGAATATTGCCGGCTCTCTTTCTAATGAAACGCTATTTAGTGAGATTCAACGACGCGGCATGATAAGCGGCGACACTAAATGGGAAGATGAAGAGGAAAAAATCAAATCACAGCCACCACGCCCTGGGCCAACAAAAACTAGCCTTACCGCTTAACACAAACCAAGCCACTTAATAGCCCATGCAAACGCGTGGGCTTTTTTATTGCTGAAATCTGCGGATGCAGAACGGCGCATCGGGCCGGATGGCTCAACTAAAAGGTTGGATGACCACAATGAAACTGAAACTCGACGAAAACGGCCATGTAGTTGTAACTGATGGCAAACCTGTTTATGTGCAGGACGATGGTAAAGAAGTTCCTTTTGATGCAATTGGTACTGTTGCAACAATTTCACGCCTGAATGGTGAGGCTAAATCACACCGTGAACGTGCTGAAGCTGCTGAAACAGCACTGAAATCCTTTGAAGGGATTGCAGATCCTAAGCTGGCATTAAAAGCCCTCGAAACTATTAAAAATCTCGACGACAAGAAACTGGTGGATGCCGGTGAAGTCGATAAAGTCCGCGCAGAAGCTATCAAAGCAGTTGAGGACAAGTACGCTCCAATTATCCAAGAGCGCGATGCACTCAGTGCCAAATTGGTGGCTGAAAAAGTCGGTGGTAGCTTCGCTCGTTCGGAGTTCATAGCTAAAAAAATGGGTATTCCTGCCGACATGGTAGAAGCTCGTTTTGGCAAAAACTTCAAACTCGAAGGCGATAGCGTCATCGCTTATGACAAGTCAGGTAACAAGATTTTCAGTGCAAGCAATCCCGGTGAACCTGCTGGTTTTGATGAAGCGCTGGGGATCCTCGTCGAGCATTACCCGTACAAAGACCAAATTCTTAAGGGGACCGGCGCATCTGGCGGCGGATCTGGCGGAGGCAATGGTGGTACGGGTGGAAAAACAATCTCACGCGCCCAATTCGAGTCACTCAGCCCTCAACAGCAGAGCGAGCAGGCTATTGCTGGCGTTCAAATTACCGATTAATAGGAATTAAACTCGATGTCCAATACCTTAACCAGTCTTATCCCTGACCTGTATGCTTCCTTGGACGTCGTGTCCCGCGAACTTGCAGGCTTTATTCCATCGGTAACGCTTGATGCGTCAGCCGAACGAGCGTCATTAAATCAAGCAATCCGCATCCCTATCACTCCAGCATCTCAGGCAGAAGATGTATCGCCTGGTCAGTTACCTCCTGATGATGGTGATCAGACTGTTGGTAATACACCATTCACCATCACCAAATCTCGCATGGTTCCTTTCCGCTGGACTGGTGAAGAGCAGAAAGGGATTAATACCGGCCCTGGTTATGCAGGCATTCGCCGTGACCAAATCGCACAGGCAATGCGTACTCTGGTTAACGAAATTGAAGTGGATTTAGGGAAGCTTGCATTTCTTTCATCCCGCGCATCAGGCACTGCGGGTACAACTCCGTTTGCAACGAACCTCGGCGACACTGCACAGGTTCGTAAAATTCTGTCTGATAACGGTGCTCCACTGAGTGATCTGCAATGCGTAATCGATACTACATCCGGTGCATCGCTACGTACTCTAGCTCAATTAACCAAAGCAAACGAAGCCGGTACTACCGCGCTACGTGCTCAAGGTACTTTGCTGGAATTGCATGGTTTCCAATTGCGCGAATCAGCGGGAGTCGCTGCTCACACACCAGGCACTGGCGCAAGCTATGTAACTAATGGCGCTCTAGCAATTGGTGCGACCACTATCCCCGCTCAGACTGGCACTGGCACTATTCTGGCTGGTGATGTTGTGACTATCGGCGCATACAAATACGTCGTTACCACTGCTCTATCTGGTGGCTCGTTCACCATTGGTGCTCCAGGTCTGCGCGCTGCTGTTGCATCTGGCGCAACAATTACTGGTGTATCTGCCTTTACCGCAAACTTTGCATTCAGCCGCTCTGCGATTGTTCTGGCGACTCGTGCTCCTGCACTGCCAGAAGAGGGTGATATGGCATCTGATCGCATCATGTTGCAAGACCCGCGTACAGGCATGGCGTTCGAAGTCTCTATGTACAAACAGTATCGTCGTGTTCGCTACGAAATCGCTGCCGCTTGGGGCTGCCAGAACATCAAGCCGGCCCATACAGCAATCTTGCTTGGTTAATAAAAAATGCCGCTGGGGAACTGGCGGCGCTTTAATTTTGGAGACTTCTTATGGCTAAGAAAGCTGATAGTACCGATGATGACCAGTCAGTAATCGCATTTGTAACAATGGTTCGTGACGAGATTGCATATCCAGCACCGCACGAGGCACAAGTTCACCCCGACGAAGTGAAAAACTATTACTCAGGCGGCTGGCTAGAGAAGAAAGACGAGGCTAAATAATGTTAACCGATCAGCAAGTATCCGACGTCAGGCGCTATTTGGGTTACCCGATGCTAGGGGATACCACTGCTGATAGTAGCCGTGACTTTGCTTATGGCTGGGTATCCCCCGGCACATGGCAGACATTGCAGCATCGTTTGGACTCTCTGCGCCCGGAAGAAGAAGTAACCGTACTTAATTATCTGGATAAGATTTCTGTGTTGGAAGAAGCCGTGACTGATTCCAGTGAAAATCTTGATACAGACCAAGCCGCCGTTTGGTACCACAACAAAAACGAAGTGAGTGACCGAATGAAACTATTCCGGCTGTGGCGTCGGGAATTGTGCGGATTCATTGGCATTCATCCCGGCCCTGCGCTTGGCCCTGGCGGGACACGTATTGTTAGGGGGTGAGTGTGGATGGTCCAAAGCTACAGGCTAAAATTTATAAGGGTTACGGGCAGGCAGCAAAGCGGATAGGTTATCCATACCAACAATTTCGTGCTACGTCGTCTAGCAACCCATTAGGCACCGAACCACTTCAAACCTTACCAGCCTCATTCACTACAAACTTCAACTACAGCGCCCCAAATAAATACGGACAAGCGACATGGCTTGGATTATTCGATGCAAGACTTTTTACGCCAGGTGATTTTCTTGTTGGGCACCAAGGGACGTACTTTATTGCTGCCATGCAGGACACTTTGCCTATTTATTGTGTGCAGGCTAACCGCGTTATATCAGTTCTACGCGGCAGCATGGAGGCTGGAGTTGGTCAGGTAGGGTATGGCGGGGCGACGGTAGAAAATGAAGTGATGATAATGTCTGGATGGCCTGCCAGCATATTGCAAGGCACTAAGGGTGAGCGAAACGAGGTTAATTTACCAAGTGACGCAAAAACCCCGTGGTTTTCCATCCTCTTTCCAATTTATGGCGACTTAATTCTGCGAACCAGTGACATCATCACCGATGACATTGATCGACGTTATGTCATTTCGAGTGCCGAACTTACTGATATGGGTTGGCGCGTAACTGCAATGCAAGTGATGGTGTGATATGGCTGATCAATCAGATGCACGAAACCTGATCACCTCAAAAGTGGCTGCGGTTATTTACCCAAATGGGACATCACAACCAAGCATTGTTGGTGTCGATGTGAAGATTTACCCTGGCTGGCCAGTACCAAATGTGCTTGAAAAGGATTTACGGGCAGGCGGCCT